AAATGTTATGTCTTCGTGCTTGGATGGCACCTGTTGACCAGCCAGGAGAAAACTTCCAGTTTCCCAAAGAGGTATTGCCAAGAGGCAATGCCCTTTGACAAACCCTATATAATACGTTACACTGGGAGGGCAACCTCCCTTTTTTTATTGGAGAAAAATGACTTTTAACATCACTCTTCGTTCTTCTGATGGTACAGAAAACACTATTGAATGCGCAGAAGATCAATACATCCTTGAGGCAGCAGAAGAAGCAGGTGTTGACCTTCCTTACTCATGTAAAGCAGGTGCTTGCTCATCTTGTGCTGGAAAACTCATCTCTGGTACCGTAGACAACAGTGAGCAGTCCTTCCTTGATGATGACCAGATCGATGCAGGTTTCATTCTGACTTGTGTTGCTTATCCTACGTCTGACTGTGTTATCATCACAGAGCAAGAGGATAACCTGTGAGTTCCGCAATGCTTGGGCAATTGGCAATTGCCCTTCAAGAATTAAATTGGGATTCTCAAGACGAGATTGTAGTGGAGATTGGAGGCACTCAAGTATCTGGTATTGATGTAGGTGAAAACTACAATGTGAAGTGGCAATCTCCTATTGGCACTCGCAAGTACAATAAAGATGCTTTTATTGTGATCAAGAATAAAACTCGTGATCCCTTTGAACCCTCTAACCCCAATCCAGATCTAAAGGGACATCACGAAAAATAAATAACTAACTCAATGGCAAAATTTCCTTTTAAGCATGTTGTCCTAGAGGACAGAAAAGAAGTGTGGATCAAGGGTGGTTATCCTGGTGTTATGGCTGTTGCTAAACTGATGGATAAGTACTACCCTGATTACAGACCCATGATAGCAAAGAGTGAATTCCTTGATGATCTTAAGAGAGATCCAAGTATTAGAGACCAATTAGACATCTAACCTTACTACTATGACCTTTACTGTTTACTCAAAAGATGGTTGTCCTTTTTGCACAAAGGTTGAAAGGGTTTTACAACTAGCAGAACTCAAGTATGTGGTGTATAAATTAGGTTCAGATTTTACTAAGAATGAATTCTATCAAGAATTTGGTAAAGGTTCTACCTTTCCAAAAGTTGTGATGGATGATAAAATACTTGGTGGATGTACAGAAACTGTTAAATACCTGAAAGAAAATAATCTTGTCTGATGGATAATTTCGAACTCTATGATGTTATAGAGCATACAATTGATTTTGCCTTTGAGGGAAAATATATGCTCAATATGTATGAATATCTAAAAAATAATAAAGCTACCAAGAGGGAAGTTCGAGAATTCATTGAGAGCACTACAGCTCAAGAACTCAATAGTTTGGTAATGGATCTTGAAGACTATCTTGAGGGTGGTTCTGATGAGATGCATAAACAACTCAGAGAGGGGTATGGTCATCTGGGGAAACCAGAGGCAAGAAAAATAAAAAATTATCTGTATGGCATACTTGAAGATGCTTGGAAGTATGAGCAAGAAAGAAAACCAGGAAGAAAGAAAAAGACCACTAAATAAAGAAGATAGCAAATCTCTTAGGTTAAACCGAGGAGTAGAATTGCTTTTAAGAAATAAAAAGAGGAGGGAACCTAAACCAAAGACTTTCCAAGTGAAGTTTGGTAAGATTGTCTCCTTCTTCTCAAGAGAAGTGGATGTATTCTTCCAATTCCATTTGGACTTTAGAAAGAAAAGTTCTCAAGGGGAGAAGTAAAATGTTAGCAGTCACCCTTACACTGTCCACTGTAATCTCAATCATGTTTCTCTTAGTTGGAGGAGTGATTGGATACTTGCTCAAAGAATATGTGATTGAAAGAAACTCAACTTTCATTCCTACACATCCTGAAATGTTTGATGAAAATGGACAAATCATACCAGATGAAATTCTGGCAGTAAGATTTGAAAATAATTTTGACACATTTGAGGATGACGAATAAATAACCAAACCTAAATTGATTAACCATGTCTACATCAAAAACTACACTCCCACCCAACCCTTTCATGCATGAAATTTTGGAGTTGGCAAGTAAAGCAAGGAGTAATGATAAGAAGGCTGAAGTCCTCAAAGAGTATGAGAATGATGCTATCAAGGCATTGATGATTTGGAACTTTGATGACACAGTGATCAGCGTGGTTCCTGAAGGTCAGGTGCCTTATAAAAAGAATGAGGCACCCCTTGGGACTGATCATACTTCTCTCAGAAAAGAATGGAAGAACCTCTACCACTTTGTAAAAGGTGGAAATGATACTCTTTCTAATATTCGTAGAGAGACCATGTTCATTCAAATGCTGGAAGGTCTTCATCCCAATGAAGCAGAGATTATCTGTTTGGTGAAGGATAAATCTCTCCAAACCAAATATAAAATCAGTCAAGCAGTAGTTGAGAAGGCTTACCCTGATATCAAATGGGGCGGTAGGTCTTGAGTAATATCAGAATTATCCATCAGAAATGTGATCTAGAAGTATCTAATTCCAGAGATCTTCCATATGACAGTTATGTTGTAACCTATATGGAAGATGGTCAGGTCTGTTATGACATAGTACAGGCTAGAAAACAATTAGATATTTTTGATCACTACTGGGATAAGTATAGAAATGATTTCAAACCACCTTGGTATCAGTCTGAAGGTAGGATTAATCCAAAATTATGGAGTCCAAAAAAATGAGTGAAGGTTTTGTTGACAATGTAGAGTTTGAACTTCCCCAAGAAGATATCAAAAAACTTCTAAAGTCATATAAAAAAATTAAGAAGTATCAGAAGTCCAGTTTGTTTGCTATTAAAACCATGGATGGTACAGAAAATATTGTATCCAAAATGATTCAAGAGGCATCAGAAGAGGGATTCTAAAATAAATAATACAGCAAGGGGTTGGTATGCTTTCTACTCAATACAGACTGCGTTTAGAGTCCATCTGTAAGAAGATAGCAAATAAGGAAGAGGTGAATCTTGAAGATATGATTTGGGCAGAGAAACTTGCCAAGTCATACACCACTGCTAGAGATTGGTTAAACAAAGCAAGACGCCAATCTTCTGGAGATATTCAAGAGGGAAGCATGGATGATTTTATGAATAGGATGGGATTAGGAGACCCTGACCCATCCAATCATAGTACGGGGTTCAAATCTGCAGATGAAATTGTAGATTGGTTTAAAGAAGAAAGACCTGATGATTGGAGACAGCGTGACTGAAGTTGAATGGATTGACAATGCTTTTTGTATTGAAAAGGCAAGATTTCTTTGGAACAGTAAAGATAAAGAGGGTAAGTATCTTGTCTCTGCTTTGACTGATAATGCATGTATCAGAGCAACTCGTTTTTATTTGAAAGGACTTCAGGAAGGGTGGCCAGAAGATACAGTTCGTCATGAAGGAACTGTTGGTGGCAAGTTGTAGTGTATCAACCTGAACAAAAAAGTAGTATCTGATACGCTTGACACATATATAGTAATGAGTCTATAATAGACCTACGTTCATCCACTTCGGTGGACGCAAGTAAGTCGCGGAACGGAGCGTTCATCCTATGTTATCAATTTTGACTGTGTTTGCCCTTCATGTTCCACCTGAGATGTATCTTAGGTGTGAAGACTTTGACTGGTTGGCAAATCGTCTGGCGAGAACTGAAGTTTTTACCGTTAGTGAGAAATTAGATCTTCTTACTAACTGGATGAATCATACAGATCCTCATTGTTTTGATAACAAGGACGCAAACGACTGAAGGAACGGGAGTTAATTCACCCTAGTATTTCAGGAGTAACTACAATGAACACACTTCTCATGATCAAGAAGCAGATCCAAAAGGCTAACGCACTTCATGACGCACAGATTTCTCACACTGCATATCGTGGTGTAGATTTCCAAGTTGGCAACCATGAACCAAAGGAAACACATGGTACATTCCAGTATCGTGGTCACATCTATAACAAGTGATTGTCAAACAAATTAAATAGTGTTAGAATGGGAGTAGTATTACTCCCTTTTTTTATGGAAAAGGACAAACTAAAACTGATTGTCAGAAACTTAAAATTGCTGGTGGATGCTCTTGAGTCTGAAGTCTATTCAGATGTTGAGGCATATACAACACAGTATCAAGCACCTATTACAGACTACGAAGAAATTTTTGATGATGACGATGGATACCCAGACTAATTTAGATTGGAGATACAGTGAGGAACGTCTCAAACTTAGAGAGAACTGTCTAGCAATATTGCTCAATAAGTATGGGAGTGTTAGAATAGAAGAGCAAGATTATTCTACACAAGACATCTATGAGTGTGTTGACACTTGGATCTCTCAGGGAAACCAAACATCTTTTGGAATTGCTGCTTACTTCAATGCGTACTTCAGAGGAAAATCAAATGTACAATGATTTAAATGAATTTGAAAGAGCATTATCTCATTTTGGCACACGTGTAGATGTCATCTGTGCAATGGAAATAAGTGGTAGAATTAGTGCTGAGACTGCATATCAAAACATCAAAATGGAACTAAAAGAACTTAAGAAAGTGAGGAAACAGGAAAAGAAATGAAAGTCAATCTAATCTCAGTAACCCCTGATGCAGAGAAGCACATTGCATATTGTGCACGTGTGAGCAATCCAAGTAATCAAGGCAATGATTCTTTTGAAGGTCTCCTCAAGTATTGCATCAATCACAAGCACTGGAGTATCTTTGAGCAGGCATTTATGACTCTGGAAATTGAAACTACCAGAGGTCTGGCAGCTCAAATACTGCGTCACCGCTCATTTACATTCCAGGAATTTTCACAACGCTATGCTGATTCTTCCCTACTCTCGTCGACGATCCCTCTTCCAGAACTCCGTCGTCAAGACACCAAGAATCGTCAGAACTCTATTGATGACTTGGATCCGCAAGTCATTGAGAAGTTGAATTATCAGATGAATACTTTGTTTGATTCTTCTATGGCATTGTATCAACAGATGCTTGAGTCTGGTGTGGCAAAGGAGTGTGCTCGTTTTGTGCTTCCTCTGGCAACTCCAACCAGGTTGTATATGTCTGGATCACTGCGTAGTTGGATGCATTACATTGATCTGAGGTCTGCCAATGGAACTCAGAAAGAGCATATGGATATTGCCAATGCTTGTAAGGAGATCTTTGCAGAGCAGTTTCCAACCATTGGTGGTGCTCTGGAGTGGGTCTAAATATAAAAACATTATGAGGTAAGAATGGCCACATACCCTGTGAGACATAAAGAAACTGGTGAAACCAAAGAGATTACCATGAGTATTCATGATTGGGACCAGTGGCGTGATGACAATCCTGATTGGGAGAGATATTACACTCCTGAAAATGCTCCCAAACTGGGAGTGGAAATGGGTGAGACATTTGGAAAACTTTATTCCAAATATCCAGGATGGAAAGATGTAATTGGTAAAGCAAAGAAAGCACCAGGTTCAAATCTCAAACACTACGACTAATTAAGTAATGCCAAGAAAGAGTAAGTCAGGTATTGGAAGCACTAACCCAGTTCCATTTGGTATGAGCAACAGAGTTATGAAAAGAAAGAAACCAATCAATCTAGATTATATCAAAAAGATTGAGGCACTTACTGATAACCAAGAACTCTTCTTTGGGGAGTATAAGAAGCAGCAGAACATGGTTGCTTATGGTTGTGCTGGCACAGGTAAGACCTTTATCACCCTCTACAATGCCCTTCTGGATGTCTTAGACCCAAAGACACCATATGAGAAGATCTACATTGTCAGGTCCCTTGTGGCTACCAGAGAGATTGGTTTCCTGCCTGGTGACCATGAGGACAAGTCATCTCTTTATCAGATTCCATATAAGAATATGGTAAAGTATATGTTTGAAATGCCTGATGATAATGCATTTGAGATGCTTTATGCTAACCTCAAAGCACAGGGAACTATTAGTTTCTGGAGCACCTCATTCATCAGAGGTACTACATTTGACAATGCTATTATAATTGTTGATGAATTCCAGAACCTCAACTTCCATGAACTTGACTCTATGATTACTAGGGTTGGTGAAAACTCCAAGTTGATGTTCTGTGGTGATGCTACCCAGTCTGACCTTATTAAGACTGCAGAGAGAAATGGAATTGTAGATTTCATTCGTATCCTCAAAAACATGCCATCTTTTAGTATGGTAGAATTTGAAGCTGAAGACATCTGTAGAAGTGGTCTGGTTAAAGAATACATTATTGCTAAACATGAACTAGGTCTATGAGTTTTACCCATATTGAAATTGATTATCCTTCTCTTGACAGGGAAACTATTGATGGTGTTAGATATTATGACACTCCAACAGGAGAGAAGTTAGTATCTATTACTTCTGTTATCAGTCATTACAATCGTGAGATCTTCCGTGAGTGGAGAGCAAAGGTTGGTAATGATGAAGCAAACAAAATCACAAAACAAGCAACCAGTAGGGGAACTGATATGCATACCCTTACTGAGTGCTACTTGTGCAATAGAGAAGGTCCACCAGTACAACCTCTCTCAGAGTATCTTTTTAAGCAGGCAAAACCTGACCTAGATAAGATAGACAACATTCATGCAATTGAACAAGCACTCTTCAGTAAAGAGTTGGGAGTTGCTGGTACAGTAGATTGCATTGCTGAGTATGAAGGTGAACTTGCTGTGATTGATTTCAAAACAAGTAAAAAACCAAAACCAAAGAAATGGATTGAGCATTATTTTGTACAATGTGCTGCTTACGCTTGCATGTTATATGAGATGACTGGTATAATGGTAAAGAAATTCGTTATCATTATGTCATGCGAGAATGGAGAATGTGTTGTCTATGAAGAATATGATAAAAGAAAATATATCAAATTGCTCTCCCAATATATTAGAGAGTTTGTTGAATTCAAACTACAGGAATATGTCCCAATCTGAAGAGAACAACATTGATAAAATTCTAGAGAATAAATTCTATTGCTCTCGCAAGTTTGCAGAAGAGATTGAATCTATCGCCCATCAAAACAATGGGATGAGTTATATTGATGCCATTGTCTTGTTTTGCGAAAAAAACAATGTTGATGTAGAATCTGTTCCTAAGTTGATTTCCAAACCACTTAAAGAAAAACTTAAGTGTGAAGCAATGGAACTCAACTTATTGAAGAGAACATCACATGCTAAACTTCCATTATGATACCAAAAGTGTCACCTTTTGAAGCCTATAAATCTTACCTTGGACTGAAGAACCATTTTACAAGAGAGTCATATGACTACCACAAGTATTGTGGAAAGTCACGTGCTTCTCTTCAGAGTTTTTATAAACGGAAGGACAGATTCTTTTTTGAAAAACTGAGCAGACAAAAAGATGATAGCGAAGTAGTTGAGTTTTTTGTCTCTAACTTTGTTACTTGTGATGATCCCCAGTCTCTTTGGATTGGTGAGATTGTTAGAAATGGTGAGCAAAATTATACTGATTGGAAACGTAAATTACAATCACTTACCTATACCTTCAAGACTGAGGTAGAGAATATATTTGATGGTAAGAACTTTGATAATATGTTTTAGATTGAAGGAACAAAGCATCCTTCCATTGTCAAAGAACATCTAGGTAAGAATGTATCATTGGAAACACTTGTTCTTCTCAATAAGATCATTGGGTTTAAACCAAACTTTGATAAAAAGTTACAAGACCCTGTGTGGAAATTCCTATCAATGAGGATGGATAAGTACGATTCTTTCCTACATATAGATGTATTCAAATATAAGAAAATTTTGAAACAAGTAGTTTGTGGAGAGTAATGAGTTTCTTTCAATCAGAGTTTGTTCAGCAAGAAATGAAAGAGATTGCTGAAATACAAGAAAAGATTTATGAAAAGGTCTTTTCTTTTTCCAGTATGGATAAAACAGATAAACTTGAACATGTAGAAATGTTAGAGGAGTTGCTGAAGAAGCAACAAGTACTGTACACTAGAATGAGTCTATCTGATGATCCTGAAGCGAAGCAGATGAAGAATAATATTATTTCTTCTGCTAGACAACTTGGATTTCCACCTGATGTGGATCTTAGTTATGTGTTTTCTAATATGGCGAATATCATAGAAAACATGAAGAAGTCCATTAATGAGTCTGCTTGACAATCCAATCAAAAGATCCTATTATTCATGGTTCAAGAGGCTGCCTGATCCTCCCCCAAGCCAAAGGACAAAAGCCAAATACAACAAATACGGAGTCTATCA